CGGATTTAAGATGGTTTAAAGACCCTCGTTACACTAAAGATTTAAGATGGGTTAAATGTGATGATATCTGTCATTACATGTTAAATCGTGAACAATATAATGATGATGAGGTTGTAATGACCGAATTCGACATTGAAAAATATCGTGAATACGAAGAACAAGGATATAAACCATTTTCATCTTGGTTTGAATCTATGTCTAAAAAATTCAAATTTGATAGACGTAAAATTGCACAAGAGTTGGAATGTGACTTCTTAGGTTCGGGTGATGGCGTAATTCCTGGTGATTTACAACAGGAGATTAGGAAAAATCAAATTAGGGAACCTAAAGAAAAATACATGAATGGTACCATGTGGCAATGGAAAGAACCAATTCAAGGACATCGTTATATTATGGGTGTCGATGTTAGTAGGGGTGATAGTGAAGATTTTTCCGCAATTAGTGTTGTTGATTTTGACGATAGAGAACAAGTATTAGAATATGTGGGTAAAATACCACCAGATGATTTGGCAAATATTTGTTACAAATGGGGTACATTATATGACGCATTTATTGTTATCGATATAACAGGAGGTATGGGTATTGCAACATCTCGTAAACTACAAGAATTAAATTACAAGAATCTGTTTGTTGATGGTATTAATACCCAAAATATATGGGAGTACAATAAAAAGGCAATGGAAAAGATTCCGGGTCTTAACTTTAATAATAAACGAACACAAATAGTCGCAGCATTTGAAGAACAGATAAGAAAAGGTTTTCAAGTTAGGTCAAATAGATTATTAAACGAATTAAACACGTTCGTTTATATCAATGGTAGACCTGACCATATGAAAGGTGCACATGATGACGCTATCATGAGTATGTCTATGGCACTTTATGCTGGAGATATATCATTCAATCTTTTACAAAGAAATGAGGCAAAAAATAAGGCAATGCTAGAGTCTTGGGTTATGTCTGAAAGAACATATGAACCTAACAAGTCACACTATTCATATGGTAGTACTTTAGACCCAATTGGTGCTATGCAAACTGACCCATCATTTTTTCATCAAAATAATCCAATGAATAACCCTAAAACATCATATAGTGAGTATTCATGGTTATTTGGAAAGAAGAAAAACATTTCCTAATTAAAAATTAAAGTTTATATTGTAAACAAAACTATTTATATACATGGCAGATAATAATCTTACAGTTTTTCAGAAATTAACGAGAGTTTTTGGTTTCCCTGGTAAATTACGTCCAGAAGAGACACCTTCGTTTAATTTCTCTAAAGACGAATTGTTAAAAACTGATAGTAGAGAAGAATATGAAAAGGCTCTATTACAGGCACAACAATCACAATACGTTGCCGACAAATGGACTAAATTAGACCAATCGTTATACAATCAATCGGTTTATTATGAACCAAATAGATTGGCGGCATATTATGATTACGAATCAATGGAATTCACACCAGAAATATCCGCAGCATTAGACATATACGCAGAAGAGTCAACAACATTATCAGAAAAGGGTGAAATGTTAACAATCTATTCTGAATCAGATAGAGTTAAAGATATTCTTGAGGATTTATTTAAAGAAAAGTTAGACATTAACACTAATCTACAGATGTGGGCTAGAGGTTTATGTAAGTATGGTGATGATTTTGTTTATTTAAAAGTTGATCCAGAAAAGGGTGTTGTTGGTTGTCAACAATTACCGAATATTGAAATTGAAAGAATTGAAGGTGCTGCATCTAAAACACCGGGACAACAAAGAGATGTGAAAGTCCCATCAAGAGAATTGAGATTCCAATGGAAAAATAAAGAGATGGAATTTCAATCTTGGGAGATTGCACATTTCAGATTATTAGGTGATGATAGAAAGTTACCATACGGTACTTCTATGTTAGATAAAATTAGAAGAATTTGGAAACAATTACTTTTAGCCGAAGATGCGATGTTAATTTACAGAACATCGAGAGCACCTGAAAGACGTGTATTCAAAGTATTCGTTGGTAATATGGATGATAAGGATATTGAGCCATATGTACAACGTGTTGCAAATAAATTTAAAAGAGACCAAATTGCCGATCCACGTAATGGTCAAGTGGACATGAGATATAATCAAATGGCGGTAGACCAAGATTATTTCATTCCTGTTCGTGACCCATCACAAACAAATCCAATTGAAACGTTACCAGGTGCACAGAACTTAGGTGAGATTGCGGATATTGAATATATTCAAAAGAAATTATTAGCAGCATTACGTATCCCCAAAGCGTTCTTAGGTTTTGAAGAGGTTGTTGGTGAAGGTAAGACACTTGCATTAATGGACATTCGTTTTGCAAGAACTATTAATAAAATTCAAAAGTCATTAATACAAGAGTTAAATAAGATTGCACTTATTCATTTATATCTATTAGGTTTAGAAGATGAATTAGGTAATTTCTCATTATCATTAACTAACCCATCTGCACAATCTGATTTATTACGTATTGAACAGTGGAAAGAAAAAATCACTCTTTATAAAGATGCAACATCTGACCAATCTCAAATCGGTATTTTACCAGTATCACACACATGGGCTAAGAAGAATATTCTAGGTATGAGTGATTCTGAAGTTATATTGGATTTACAACAACAACGTCTTGAAAGAGCGATGGGATTTGAATTAACTAATACACAAAATGTTATTAAACGTTCGGGTGTATTCGATGATGTTGATGCAAAATATGGTATTTCTGAAGATGAAAGAGAAGCAATGGAGGCATCAGGACAAACCGGTGAATCACCAGCAGGTGGAGATATGGGTGGAGGAATGGGTACACCGCCACCACCAGCAGCCGATGCCGGAGGAGGTGAACCGTTGAGTGAAAGTAGAAAATCTAAAATATTAGGTATGTTGGGTGAAGAAACTTTAAGTTTTGATGATTTATTCGATATGAATAAGGCTCAACAGAATATTTATGAAATAGAAAACAAAATAAAAGACATTTTAAACGATTAAAAATGAACGGGATTGGTAAAATAAAAAGTAAAATATTAAAAAAACTAGTTGAATCTTATGCATCAGAAAATAAATCTGAAGTAAAAGATATAGTTAAAACTTTGAAATCTAATAAAGACTTTAAAGAATTGTATTTGTTTTATGAAGAAATCGAGAACAAATATATTGAGGATAAAGAGATTGCAAAATTATATGTTGAGGAATTAAATAAAGTATTGAAAGAAAAATTCAATAATGTATTAGAATTCTGTGGTAAATTAGAAGAGAAGTTATCAGGAATCGAATCTGATGAACATGAATTATATAACACAATAGATCAATTATGTGAAAACGATAGTTTAAGTAATATTGATAAGAAAGTAATTGCTAAAAGAAAATTAGTCGAACATTTGACAAAAAAGAAAAATGTTAAAGAAGAACAAAGTGGGATTTTCGTACCAAACGAAAAATTATTACACACTGTTTTAGTAAATGATTTCAATGCAGTTTATAACAACACTTTAACTAACGAACAGAAAGAAGAATTAAAAGGTATCCTATCACTAACAAATGAAGAGTTACAATCTAAAACTAGTGAATTAAAAGAGTCAATATTATCAAAGATAGATTCGATATTAACCGAATCAACAGATGATGATATGAAAACTAAATTGACTAATGTAAAAGATGAAGTAAATAATAAAGGAGCTTCTCGAATAAATTACTTTAGATTGGTAGAATTAAAAAATGGTCTTGATTAATCGAGACCATTTTTTTTCTGTTGAACGTACTTTGCTTTTAAAAGTTCATCCCTTCTTATAACTGAAGGTTTTACAAATTCTTGTCTCTCCCTCAATTTTTGGATTTGTTTGGTTTTCATAACCTTACTTTTATACACTTTTAGTGCCGTTTCGATGTTTTTAGTGACTTCAATTATTAACATAATATATAAGTATATTAAAAATATACATAAAATATTTTTTATTCCAAATATTTTTCATTATTTTTTAAAAAAATACACACCATAATAAAAATAATATTTTATGATAAATGAAAACTGGAAAGTATATCT